CTAAAGCTAGATATTGGTCGTGCTACCAATGGAGAGCAGGAGCAAAGGTAAACAACTAATGGCATACAGACAAAGAATGAGTGACTTGCTGGAACAAGTAAGAAACCCAAAACAAGAAGTACAAGAGGCAGGTCCTAGTGATTATTTAAAATCAAAGATGACCGATACTCAAATCAATAACATCAAAAAAACTTGGGCAATGAAGACAGCAAAAGATGTCACACCTGCCATTAAGAAGATGATTAAAGATTTAGATATTCCAACTCAACTTGCAATTAAACACGCAAATATTAATCAGATTTCAAAGTTAATCGAAGAAGACCACGAAATATCTATGGCACAAGGTGAACTAAAAGCTATTTCATCAAAGGCAAATGACCTTGCTAATATGTTATCAACTAAATCAGATGATACAGATGAATTAGAAGCATGGGTACAATCTAAAATTACAAAAGCAAAAGATTACATTGCTTCAGTTTCAGATTATCTAACACATAATCCTGGTCATCAAAACGAAGAATTAGTAAAAGAAAACTTTAGTACATCTCAGATTGCTAGACTTAAAAAAGAGTACGAAGTATTAAGAGGTAAAAAGATTTCAGTTGCAAATGCAAACAAACTATCACAAATGTTTAAAAACATTCCAGATAGTGGTCTAAAAGATATATTCAAAGCAGATATACCATTCTTATCTGTTATGGCTATGACAAAAATGATACAAAAAGGTATCCCTAGACCAGCAGGTGTTAAATTAAATTTAGAAGAAGTAGAAATACTAGATGAAGCTACACAAGATTACCTAGAAATTACAGAGGGTGCAATTGATAGTAAAAAGTTTGACAGTTTAAAAAGAGGTGATACAATGACTATCACTTACAATTCAACTATGTCAGGTACATCTAAAATGAAATTTGTTGTAAAGAGTAAAAGTAGAAGTGCTAAGTACAACACAGATAAAGTAACAATGTATCCTGATGGTAAACCAAATATGGCAAGATACTTCTTATATAAAAGAGCAAATGGTGAAGTATCAATGGCAACAGGTGATATGGCCGCTTCAATGATGAAAGTTGAAGAAGTTGCTGAAGGTAGAATGTCAGAGATTGACGCAATGGTAAAAGCTGGCAAGTCAGCAGCCGAGATTGCAAAAGAATTAAAATTAAATGTTAGAGATGTTAAAGCTATTTTAGGTGAAGAAAAAGAAGACGAGGCAGAAAAGCAACCGTCTGTAAAAGAAGAACCTAAAGAAGACGATAAAGAAAAGTTAAAGACTGAACTTGAAAAGAAAGACGCTGAGATTGCAGCTTTAAAACAAAAAGCTGAAACAGAAAAAGCAAAAACTGTTAAAAAGGAAACTGAAAAGTTAGTAAATCCTGAAACAGGCGAACCTTTACTACAAGTTGGTATTGCATACAAACATTTAAAAGATAAAATGAGTAAGCAACAATCTGAACATTTTGAACAATACATGGTAGAATATACTACACAACAAATNAAAATGGCATATGGTGTTGCAAACGATAAGAGATACAAAGGTGGTAACTACTCAGGCGCTGTTAAGGCAATTGAGAAGATTGCAAAAGGTTTATCAAATCATCCAGATGTTCAAAAGGTTTTAAAAAGAACTAATGAAGAACTATCTGAAATGGCAAAAGATAAAGCATATGCAATTGGTATGTCAACTGCTAAAAAGAAATACAATGATGAGCCACCATTAGAGAAACAGACAATCAAAAAAGGACATGAGATTGCTGANAAACTAATGGGTATGAAAAAAGAAGGAACAATCAAAGAATATAAAAAGATGACAGTTACTTTTAATTCTATGGCTGATATGGCAAAAGCTTCTACTGATTTGGCGAAACAAGGTTTTACTATTAATGCAAAAGGTATGGTAATGAAAGTTGATGGTAAGGGTGCAGACCTTAACAAGTATGGTACAGACTTACAAAACTTTTATAAAGCAAAAGTAAAAGCAGAATCTTTAGATGAAGGTAAATGGTAATGAAAGTTGACGGTAAGGGTGCAGACCTTAACAAGTATGGTACAGACTTACAAAACTTTTATAAAGCAAAAGTAAAAGCAGAATCTTTAGATGAAGGTAAATTTACAAGATATTCAGACTTACTTGTTCAATTAGGCAGAATGAAACAAGCAAAAGATAAACAAGGTGAGATGAATACTCAAAAAGAAATTGATAAAGAAAAAAGAAAATTAGGTATTAATGAGGACCATCCATCAAAAGAGATGTTTGAATCACTTGCAGCTTTAAAAAAGAAAGCAGACAAATCAGGAATGCCTTATTCAATATTAAAAAAAGTTTTCGATAGAGGTATGGCCGCTTGGAAAGGTGGACATAGACCAGGTGCTAGTCAGCACCAATGGGCATACGCTAGAGTAAATTCATTTGTAACAAAATCCTCAGGAACCTGGGGTGGTGCAGACAAAGACTTAGCTGCCAAAGTAAAAGGAGAATAAAGATGAGTTATTTAGAAAGTAAAAGTGGTAGCATGAGCGAAGTCGTTAAAGAAATGCAAAAGCATATTAAAGACAATGCCTACCAAGATATGTTTAAAAAAGAATTAGAAAAGACTGGCAAAGGTATCGGCGCAATGTCTGATATGGAAAAGAAAGACTTTTTTAACAAGTTAGATAAAAAATATAAAGGTAAAGACGAGGCTAAAGTTGATGAGTTAACTAAAGGCCAAGAAAAATTACCACCTGCTTTACAAAAAGCAATCAAAGCAAAAGAGAAAAACGAAGACTTAGATAGTAAAGATAAACCTACTGTAAAAGATGTTGCTAATCAATTGAAGAAGGCCGTAAAAGCACATGGTCAACAATCAAAAGATTTAGAAAAAGCAATGAAGTCTGAGGAAGAAAGTTTCGATATAGAGAAATTAAAAGAAGATGTTAATACTCTATGGTCTACAGCTGGTGACGATTTAGAAGCCATCAAAGAAAAAGCAAAGTATATGAAGGCACAAGATAAAGACGCCTCTACAACTGAGCCGGAAAGTGGTGATTCTGATGACGAATCAGATAAAGAAAAAACAGGAAAGACCTTGGTTGGTAGTAAAAAGACTAAAATTGAAACAGAACCTAAGGTAGACTACGAAAAGTAGTACCTGGTATCAAAAAAAACTTCAAAAAAAGCGAAAAAAGCTGTTGCCAAATGGTAAGGAATATGTTATTATATACACATAATAAAGAAGGATAACACTATGAATAACTTACCAAGAATATATTTAGATATGGATGGCGTCCTTTTCGACTTTGTGAAGAACATTGAAAAGACTACTGGTCTTACGATTGACCAATGGACTAACCTTGGTAGAAAAGAGCGATGGGATCCAATCATTGCAAACAAAAAGTTTTGGTCTGACGGACCATGGCTAAACGAGGGCAAGAAACTATTTGCCTTTGTAAAGAAATATCAACCTCATATATTAAGTGCCTATGTAGAACACGCACATGACCCTAATTGTGTACCAGGCAAAAGAAAATGGGCTATGAGAAATACTGGTATACCTAGTAACAAAATCAATCTAGTAATGAGAAGTCAAAAAAAGAACTTTGCAAGTCCTGGTTCTATTCTAATTGATGATTACGAAAAGAATACCAAAGAATTTAGTGCTAGAGGCGGCACAGGTATTACATTCAAAACAGCCTCTCAAACTATCGCAGAGCTTAAAAAGCTAGGTTTCAAGTAACCATCTCTTATAAATAGTCCTGTTATATAACGAACAAGTTAACTTTTATAAAAGGAGATAAGATATGAGTTTATGGGGAGCAACCGACTCTGACGAATCTAAACCTAAAAACTTAACAACAGCTGAAAAATTAGAAGTTAGCGCTTCTTCAAAAGGCTGGGTTAGAGAAGCAGGTTCAAGATTATCAGGTAACGGTAACACATCAGCACAACCGGAAGTATTAGTTGCTATGAGAAATTTAGCAGTTAAATTGGGTGCGGCTGATATTACAGAAATTGAATGGATTACAACAGCGGCTGATAAATCAGCAGGTTTTACTCTTTCAGCAAGACTAAGATTTAACGAAGCAGTTGATGTAGTAACAACAGGTGGTACACCTACTTTAGCAGTAACTAACGGAAACCAAGGTTCTGGTACAGGTAGAGGTCCACACGCATTAGCATATGCTTCAGGAACAGGTACTAACGAATTAGTATTCTCATTAGTAATTGGAGCCGCTAACGCAGCTACAAACGCAGATGATGTATTAGTTTTCGGTGCTAATCC